TTTTTATTAGTTTCCTTTTTAGTTTTCATATAAATAATGTAGTTGTTAGACCCACTGTATGAGTCTAACAAATCCATTGCTTTTAGTTCTATTATTTGTTTTGTGATTTCCAAAATTATGTACAATACATAAAAATAATAATAAAAACAATATTTATCAATAAAAGATTATATGAATAGTAAAGTTCCAATTACAAGGCTAGGTAAATTTTTTGGGGATAATGACTTTAAGTTAGAAATTGAAATGGGTCAAGAATGGTTAATTGGTGATATGAACTATACTTGCGTTTTATATAGGGTAGATAAAATGAAAACAAAGACAGACGAGGTATATGGTGAAGCCGCTTCTGACGGTATTAAATTTTTACCCCCAGTTGAATTTAATGCTTATGTCACAATTGCAGTCCCAGAAAATAAATTCCTTGGTTCTACAAAAATGGATCAAGCAGAACCTGGAAATATTACTATGTCGGTATATTTAAAAACGTTAGAGGATCTTGAAATTGATATTCAATTTGGTGACTATGTTGGTTATTACGACACAGAAAGTTTTGTTAGATATTATACAGTTGTCAATGATGGAAGAGTAACATCAGACATAAAACATACCTATAAAGGTTTCAAACCCTTTTATAGGACAATTATCGCGTCCCCAGTTGGGCCTAATGAATTTAGAGGATTATAAAATGCCACTACCAAAGAAAATAAAAAAAGATATTAGTTTAATTGAGAAGAAAACACTTCTTCCAAGAAGACACGAAATTGCAGATATGATTTCACAGGACGGAACATATCTACCAAAATCACTATTGCATCCGGATTTAGACAGGGGTTTTTTAGATTTTGTTCGTGATGAATTAAAATGTGTCGTTGAAGGTAAAACGGTACCTATGGTTGATATTTTAGTTACGACTCAAAATTGGGCTCAATTTACAGAAACTTGGGACTTTCAAAATATAGATAAGAATATTGAACCACCTTTTATTGCGGTTATAAGAACTCCGGAAGTTGAGTATGGAAATAACCCATCAATATCAACCTATACAATTCCGAATAGAAGACAATATTTTTATGCTAAAATTCAGACTTGGGACGGTCAAAGACACGGTATGGACATATATAAAATACCACAACCTGTTCCAGTAGATATAAAATATACTGTCGTTATTGTTTGTAATAGAATGAGAGAATTAAATAAGTTTAATCAAAATGTAATTACGAAGTTCTCATCAAAACAAGCATACCAAGTTATAAAAGGTCATTATATTCCAATTATTAGAGGAAGTATTACTGATGAATCCGTTTTGGATCTTGAGAAAAGAAAAGTTTATATACAAAAATACGAAATGATTTTACAAGGTTTTTTAATTGATGAGGACGAGTTTGAAATAAAGCCGGCTATTACAAGGACGTTTCAAATGTATGAAACCGAAAGTAAAATTAAAAAAAGAAAACCAAAAAAACCGGAACCACAAATCCCAACAACATATACCCCTATGTTTCCTATCGGTAATTTGGTAAATGTTATGAAATTTAATTATACAGTTAATCTACGGTTATCGGAAAATAAAAATATTTTTTCGTTTCAAGTTTTTATTAATGATGATTTTTATGGAAGTGATATAACTGAAATACAAATTAATACCGGAGACGAATTAAGATTGGTTATTACAAAAGATGATAACACAAAAGAATCGGATATCATATTTGTTCAGGAGTTAATTTAATTCTCACCGTAGATATCTTTTTTTTCTTCACATTTTTCTATTATAAGATTTTCCAAAAATCTATACATCTTAATACCTCTCTTGTCGCAATACTTTTTTAGTACATTGTGAGATTCAATAGATATCTTTAAATTTTTAATCTTTTTAGGTTCTTTATCCATAGGTAGAAAAAAGGTAGAAAAAAATCATACCAAGATATAAATACTTTTAATTAAGTAAAGTTTTTGACTAAAATAACAATATTTATATATAAAATAAAATTTAAACTTAAAAATTAAAACCTATGGCAACTAACAGTAAAGTATTTGTATCACCCGGTGTTTATACTTCTGAAGTGGATTTAAGTTTTGTAGCACAAAGTGTAGGTGTTACAACTCTTGGTATTGCGGGAGAGACTTTAAAAGGTCCCGCTTTTGAACCTATCTTCGTAAGAAACTTTGACGAGTATCAAGTATATTTCGGTGGAACAACTCCTGAAAAATTTGTTAACACACAAATTCCTAAATATGAGGCTTCATATATCGCAAAAGCCTATCTACAACAATCAAATCAATTATTTGTTACAAGAATACTTGGTTTATCCGGTTATGACGCTGGACCATCTTGGTCTATTACAACAAAAGCAAATGTAGACCCAACAACAGTTGATTTTCTTTGTTTTAGTTCTGTGACTGACCCAAGTAATATTTGTGACACAATTTGTGTTATTCCAAGTGCAATAACTTATTCAGTTACGTTTACCGGATGTACAAGTGGTATTGATACAATTGCTTTTGAAACTTCATTTTCTAATGAAATTGAATCCATATTAACAGAACAATACGAAAGTTTTGACGGATCTGTTTCAACAATAGAAACAAATATTAAAGATTTAATTAATAATGTAATTTCAAGTGTTGATCCTGATACCGCTAAATTACATGCAATTAGTTATTTTGGTACAATAGATGGAGATGATTATGATATCCTATCCCCTATCTTTACCGCTTCAACAAATGTGTATGATGTTCCTTCAGTTTCAAGTACACTTACTGATTATACATCACCTTTTAATGATCCTTGGTATTACTCTTTATTTGATAATACTGGTGGAGGTTTGTATTCTGGGTTTTCATTCTTCACGTTTGTTGATGAATTAACACAAATTATTCCGGTTACAACAACGTCAACAACATCGGTTCCAACACCGACACCTTCCGCGTCTCCGGTTAATCCTTGTATTACACCAACGCCTTTTGCTTCACCAACCCCAACACCAACTCCAGTAAATGTGGATTGTTTTTCAGGTTCGTTAACAGTAAAATTATATTATTATTCAGGTAATTCATATTCAGATTTTGATGATTTAGTTGTTGGTACTTTAAGATCAAGAGGTATTGCAACATACGCTGATGGAAATAATCCGGTATATGAGGTTTCAAACATTTCTAACGTTTCTTTAGATATGACGGGACAATATTTAGGTGTACTTAAAAATCCGTTCTTACCATTTGCATTAAATGTAACAAATGATTCTGGCACTAACTTTATATTTGAAACATCTTTTTCTCAATCAGATTCACAATATGTTGCAAAAGTTTTTGGTGGAACTAACTTTGGTAAACCAAGACAATCAACACCTTTATTCTTGGAAGAAAGATTCCAATCGCTTTTAAATTATGCGTGGAGAAAAGGATTTATTAGAGGTTTAAGTTCTGAACTTATTGCGTTAGATTCTGCTCAAAGTTCTGACACAACATCAATCGGATGGTATTTAGAAAAATATCAATCTCCAAGTTCTCCTTGGGTAGTTTCAGAATTAAGAGGTACTAAAACATTCAACTTGTTTAAATTCTATACAATATCTGATGGTAATTCAGCAAACTCTGAAGTTAAAATTTCATTTATTAATATGTCGTTTGCAAATAGAACGTTTGATATTTTAGTAAGAGACTACTATGACGTAGATTCAAATCCAGTTGTTCTTGAGAAATTTACCAATTGTTCTATGGATCCATCACAAAATAACTTTGTTGCTAAAAAAATTGGAACATTAGATGGTGAATATGAATTGAACTCAAAATACGTAATGGTTGAAATTAATGAGGACGCTCCGGTTGACTCAATACCTTGTGGATTTGAGGGTTATACTTTTAGAGAATACGCTGGAGCAAAACCACCGTTCCCAGTTTATAAAACTAAATATGATTTTCCAGGTGAAGTGGTTTACAATCCTCCATTTGGTTTATCATCAGGAGCTGATGATGCGATTAAGAGTTCTGGTGATAATGTGAGAAGAACATACCTTGGAATTTCAAATAGTATTGGATTTGATACAAGTTTCTTTGAATACAAAGGAAAAAGAAATCCATTAACTACTTGTGATTTAGAAAGTAGTGAGTTTAATTACAGAACAAGAGGTTTCCATATGGATCAATTTGCTAGTGGAATTACAATTTCCAGTGGGTTTGCAACAAGCGGAACTCCTAAATATTATGCGGGAGCTGCTCCTTTCTCTTCTGAACCAACAAATATCAGTAGTCCGTACTATAGATTATTCTCAAGAAAATTCACATTACTTGTTAATGGAGGATTTGACGGGTGGGATATCTATAGAGAATATAGAACTAATGGTGATAGATTTGTTTTAGGTCGTCAAGGATTCCTTAATGGAGCGTGTGTTTCAGATAGATATCCAGATGCTAAAGGATGGGGTGCATTTAAACAAATCAGTATTGGTGATGGAACTGTTGATTATGCAAATACTGACTATTACGCATACTTACTTGGTGTTAGAACATTTGCTAACCCAGAAGCGGTTAATATAAATGTATTTGTTTCTCCAGGAATTGATTATGTTAATAATTCAGATTTAGTTGAAGCAACAATTGATATGATTGAAAACGAAAGAGCCGATTCATTATACATTGCAACAACGCCTGATTATAATATGTTTGTAGCATCAACAACTGAAGGTGATAACTTAATCTACCCTCAAGAAGCTGTTGATAATTTAGAAACAACGGGAATTGATTCAAACTACACTGCTACTTACTACCCTTGGATATTAACAAGAGATAGTGTTAATAACACTCAAATATATCTTCCAGCAACGGCTGAAGTAACAAGAAACTTAGCGTTAACCGATAATATTGCTTTCCCTTGGTTTGCATCAGCAGGTTACACAAGAGGTCTTGTAAATTCAATTAAAGCGCGTAAGAAATTAACACAAGAAGATAGAGATGTCCTTTATATTGGTAGACTTAACCCAATTGCAACATTTGCTGATGTAGGTACTGTAATTTGGGGTAATAAAACTCTACAAATAAGAGAATCTGCTCTTGATAGAATCAACGTGAGAAGATTATTGTTACAAGCTCGTAAATTAATTTCTGCAGTTTCTGTGAGATTATTGTTTGACCAAAACGACGAACAAGTAAGACAAGACTTCTTAAACGCTGTTAATCCTATTTTAGATGCAATTAGAAGAGACAGAGGTCTTTATGACTTTAGAGTTACCGTATCAAGTGATACTGAAGATTTAGATAGAAACCAATTAGTTGGTAAAATCTACATCAAACCTACAAGATCACTTGAATTTATTGACATTACTTTCTTCATTACTCCAACCGTAGCTTCTTTTGAAGACGTGTGATAAATATAAAACAATAGAAAGTGGGGGTCATAGATTCCCACTTTTTTATTTTATATGATATTTATTTATATGAATTATAAAAAAATTGTTACAAGAATTATTAGTGAGATAATAGATGATAAGAATTCGCCAGTAATGAAATATTATGCATTTGATTGGGATGATAATCTTATGTTTATGCCAACAAA